AACCAGCTCTCTTAGACAATTGGTCGCAGAAAAACAACAATAAAAGAAGATGGAGTCGGTATGGAAGATGTAGTTAATGGCATCAGGGTTGACTATTCTCGTGATTCTCTGTTTGATGAACTTGGTTTAACAAGACTAAGAGAATCATACATGATGGATGGAGAAGAAAGCCCGCAGCAAAGATTTGCTTACGTGTCAAGCAAATTTGGGTCAGACGCAGAACACGCACAAAGGTTATATGAGTATTCAAGTAAGCATTGGTTAAGTTATTCAACACCAATCTTATCATTTGGTAGATCTAAAAGAGGTTTACCTATATCATGTTTTTTAAATTTTATCGATGATACAGCGGAAGGTTTAGTTGAAAATTTGTCGGAAACTAATTGGTTATCTATGCTTGGTGGCGGTGTTGGTATCGGCTTCGGCATCAGGTCAGCGGACGATAAATCAACGGGCGTTATGCCGCACCTCAAGATGTATGACGCATCCAGTCTCGCTTATCGTCAAGGTAAAACAAGAAGAGGATCATACGCTGCATACTTAGATATATCACATCCTGATATCTTAATGTTCTTAGAAATGAGAAGACCGACCGGCGATCAGAACATGAGATGTTTAAACTTACATCATGGTATTAATATTCCTGATGCATTCATGGAGATTATTGAAAACTCTATGAAGGATGCAGACTATGATGATTCATGGGAATTAAAAGATCCACATTCAGGTGAAGTTGCTGAAGTTGTATCAGCAAAAGAATTATGGCAACGTATCCTAGAAATGCGTATGCAAACAGGTGAACCATATTTACACTTTATTGACGAGTCAAACAGACGCATGCCGCAATGGTTGAAAGACAAGGGCCTAAAAATCCACCAATCAAACCTATGTTCTGAAATCATTCTGCCGACTAATGAAAAAAGAACTGCGGTATGCTGTCTGTCTTCTATTAACTTGGAGTATTATGATGAATGGAAAAATAACAAAATGTTTCTCAAAGATATGGCAGAAATGCTGGACAACGTCTTGCAATATTTTATTGACAATGCTCCTGATACCATTTCTCGTGCTAAATATTCTGCTACTATGGAGCGGAGCATTGGTATTGGTGCTCTTGGCTGGCACGCTCTATTGCAGCGAAAAAATATCCCTTGGGAATCCGCGATGGCTACAGGTCTCAACAAAGAGATATTCACAACTATCAGGCGCCGCTTGGATTCAGCGAATAAACACCTGGGTGCAGAACGCGGTCCATGCCCTGATGGGAAGGCCGAAGGAGTAAGATTTTCGCATGTAATGTCAATTGCTCCAAATGCATCTAGTTCTATTATTATGGGTAATACTTCACCAAGTATTGAACCATTTAGAGCTAATGCTTACCGACAAGATACTTTATCTGGTTCTCATATGCATAAGAACCAATATTTGGATAAATTAATCCGTGATAAGGTTAAAGATCCAGATAGGTATGATGAGTTATGGTCATCTATTATCGCTAATGATGGTAGTGTCCAACATCTCTCTGAACTTGATGATTGGGAAAAAGATGTATTTAAAACTGCGATGGAGATCGATCAACGATGGGTTGTACAACACGCTGCAGACCGTCAAGAGTTTATCGATCAAGCTCAAAGTTTAAATGTATTCTTTAGACCTGATGCTGACATTCGTTATATTCATGCTGTGCATTTCTTAGCATGGAAACAAAAACTTAAGACTATGTACTATTGTCGTTCTGATAAAATTGCTAAAGCAGATAAAGTTGCTAAGCGTATTGAACGTGAGGTAATTAAAGAGATTGACTTCCAGCAAATGACGGAAGGTGAAACTTGTTTGGCATGTGAGGGATAAATGAAAAGACGACTATTGAAAGAACTTCTTCTTAAGTTTATTGAAAGAAGAAGAGCCAAGAAAGCTGGCGTATACATAATAATGAATGGTAAAAAAGTATATATAAAAGATATATATGAAGCAGAAGGTTATATTAACATCGAGACAGAGGAAAAAATAAATGGCGGATAAACTATCACTAAGAGACGAAAGATCATACTACAAACCTTTTAACTATCCATGGGCATTTGATGCATGGTTAAAACATGAACAATCACATTGGTTACATACAGAAGTACCAATGGCAGAAGATGTAAAAGATTGGAAAAAGAAATTAACCAATGAGGAAAAACATTTCCTTACTAACATCTTTAGATTCTTTACACAAGGTGATATTGATGTAGCCGGTGGCTATGTTAAGAATTACTTGCCATATTTCCCACAACCAGAAATAAGAATGATGTTAATGGGTTTTGCAGCAAGAGAAGCATTACATATTGCAGCATACTCACATCTGATTGAAACACTCGGCATGCCTGAGTCAACATATAATGAATTCTTAGAATATGAAGAAATGAAGGATAAACACGATTATGTTACCGAACTCAGCTCGAAAAATGGTGATAAAGCATCGACTGCCGCTCATATTGCAGTATTCTCCGCTTTTACAGAAGGTATGCAGTTGTTTAGTAGTTTTATTATGCTTCTTAATTTTCCTCGCCATGGTTTAATGAAAGGCATGGGCCAAATTGTTACATGGTCTATTGTTGATGAAACAATGCATGCTGAATCTATGATTAGGTTATTTAGAACTTATATTGAGGAAAACAAAGAAATTTGGAATGATACACTCAAAGAAAAAATCTATTCAATTGCAGAAAAGATGGTTGAACTTGAAGATAAGTTTATCGATCTTGCTTTCTCTCAAGGTGATATGAGAGATCTTAATTCAATTGATGTCAAGAAATACATTCGATATATCGCAGACAGACGTCTTATCTCTCTTGGTATGAAAGGTATCTTTAAAGTTAAAAAGAATCCTTTACCTTGGGTAGAAGAAATGATTAATGCTCCAGTACATGGTAACTTCTTTGAAAATAGAGTTACTGATTATGCTAAAGGTGCATTAAAAGGTTCTTGGGAAGATGTCTGGGGTACAGCTAACGCTGCATAATAAATAATAGTATATTATAATAAGGAAATATATGGCTGTCAGACATTTTGTTTGTGAGCACTGCGATTCTCATGGTAAAATTACGGTGAAAACAAATGATATTAATTCAGACGATATCGTTTACTGCCCAGTATGCGGTGGCGATATCTTTGAAGATGACGACTACGATGAATAATGTGGTTATACAATGATCAACCCTTTGAGGAAACACCGGAAGAGTATCAAGGATTTGTTTATCAAATTACTGAACTGGATACTGGTAAGAAATACATAGGTAAAAAGTTCTTTTGGAAACCAAAGATCTTACCTGTAAATAAAACTCGTAAAAGAAGGGTACGGACTCGTGCAGAGTCTGATTGGAGAACTTATTATGGATCAAGCAAAGAAGTACAGTTGCTTGTTGAAGATAAGGGCTTCGACAATTATAAGAGAGAGATACTACACCTCTGTAAGACTAAAGGTGAATGTTCCTATTGGGAATTATACCACCAAATGGTTAATCACGTCTTACTCAAAGATGAATATTATAATGAATTTGTCGGCGCAAAGATTCATTCAAAACACTTAAAAATAGAGGAAGGAGATCTATAATGATTATCCTTATGTTTGTAACTGCATTAACATTATCAGTTATTGCAGCTTATTATTCATTAATGGGGTTAGCTGCTATATTTGCGGCAGCTGTAGTACCTATTCTTGTTATGGGAGGAGTTCTAGAGGCTGCAAAGCTCGTCGTTGCCTCTTGGGTTTATAGAAACTGGAAAGAAGCTCCATTTTTACTTAAATCATATTTGACAATTGCTGTTGTGGTCTTAATGGTCATTACATCAATGGGTATCTTTGGTTTCTTATCAAAGGCTCACTTAGATCAAGCTGTACCAACCGGAGATTATGCTGAACAAGTTTCATTTATTGATGAACAGATTGCTATTGAAAGGGAAACAATTTCAAATAGTAAAGCTCTCATTAAACAAATGGACGATGTTGTTAATCGTAAGATGGAATCAGAAGGTCGTGAACTTAAAGATGAAAACAATAATACTTATGTAGAAGATGTTGCTGAACGTGCATTAAAGATCAGAAGATCACAAGCAAGAGATCGTTCTGCTTTAACTAAACGTATCAAAGACTCTCAAGCTAAGATTATTGAGTTACAAAAAGAAAAGGCTCCACTGTCTAAAGACTTACGAGAACTTGAAGCAGAGGTTGGTCCAATTAAATATATTGCTGCATTAATATATGGAGATGAACTAGATCAATCATTATTAGAAAAAGCTGTACGTGGTATGATAATATTGATTGTTGCTGTATTTGATCCATTAGCTGTACTCATGTTAATTGCTGCAAACTGGTCATTAAAACATAATACACCAGTTGTACCTACATTAGGACCAATACAAAAAGCTGTATTAAGAGGCCCAACTAAAGAACCACCTGTAAAAAAGCCTCAAGCTGAAGTTCCAAAAGAACCAGTGAAGGAAACTCCAGCTAAAAAACCTAAATTATTGCGTAAACCACTTACGAGGAAGTGGTTACAAAAGGAGTCTGAAACGGCTCCTGAACCACGTAAACCATCACTAGAAATTTTCTCTGACGGTAAAAAAGCTTATAAGGATAAAGATTTATTATAAATAGTAATATGGGAGAGATATTTCAATTAATTGCTGATGTTGGGTTTCCTATTGCAGGTGCATGCGCTGCAGGATACTTTGTATTTTTAACAGTAAGGTTTATTCTTGAAGGAGTAACTGGTTCTGTTAAAGGAATGTCAGGAATCATCAAAGCACTTGATAAAAGAGTTGCAGCAATGAATCATGATGTTATACGGATTGATACTAAAGTTAGTCACGCTTTAGGTATACCACCAGATTTAGATAGAATCGCTCGAGCAGAACAAAGTGATGCAAGAAGAGATTAAAAGATTGCCAAAAATGCTATATTATTGGTCACACGCTGACTTAATTAAAGCATTTATTTTAGGTACAATAATTGGATTTATTTTAGGGTATCTATAATGGACGCTATAGCAGATTTAATAGGTAAATATGGGTTTCCAATTGTTGCCGCAGGCGGATTAGGATATTTTGTATTCTATATCTGGAAATGGGTAACAGAAGAAATTGACCCGGTTATAAGTGAATCAAATAAAGTTTTAATTGAACTAATAGATCGTATTCGAATGTTAGATAATGATCTTATTAGACTCAATCAAAAAGTGAATGTTATTTTATCTTTACGGGAGAAAGAAAAAAAAGATGTTCACGATCAACAAAAAGATACTGATACTTAGTATTCTTTCATGCAGCGTTTATGCTGAACCTCTAGATTTTACATTTAAAAGCCCGTCCTTTAATGGTAATGGGTATTCTGCTCATGTTCTTACAATTGAAAACTTAGAACATACTCGTCGTCAAGAAATAAAAGATAAGATTGAAGCAGAATTAGATAAAGCTAAACGTGAAGCCGAAGATACAAACTTAAATAAGTTTCTTAATAACTTAGAATCACGTATCTATGCTCAAATTTCTCAAGACTTAGCAACAGCAATGTTTGCTGAT